TTAAATGAAGATACATATATTGGTTTAGAGTTGCCCTTAACTCATACACAAGAGGGATACTTTAGAAGAACTAAAACAGCTTTAGAACAAGCTAAATCTAATATAAGAAATCTTCTATTAACTAACAAAGGTGAAAGATTAGGCAATCCTACGTTTGGAACTAATCTATTGTCTTTAGTTTTCACACAAGAAAATACAGACCTTGAGGCTAGAGTTGAAGAAGAGATTAGAGCATCTATGGCCGAGTTTTTACCATTTATTAACATAGTGAGTATTGAAACTAATTTTTCAGAAGAAAATATGTCCACTGCTATTGTTAATTTAAGATTTACTCTTAATGTTGATACTACCTCTGAAGAAAATTTAACTTTAGATTTTTCAAATTACAATCTTGGTTAACAGGAGAAATTAAATGCCATATTCAGTAACAAAAAAATCAGTAAAGGAAGTTAGATATCTAAATAAAGATTTTTCATCTTTTAAAGATAACTTAATTGAGTTTACTAAAATATATTTTCCTCAAGCTTACAATGATTTTAATGAATCATCGCCTGGTATGATGTTTATTGAAATGGCTTCATATGTTGGAGATGTTCTTTCTTACTATATAGACAACCAATTCAAAGAAAGTTTATTATCGTTTGCTGAAGAAAAGAGAACTGTTTATAATATGGCTCAGTCATTAGGATACAAACCAAAATTATCTTCAGCTTCTACGACTGATATTGATGTTTTTCAAACAGTTCCTGCTACAGGAACTGGAACAGGAGCTAACTATGTAACTAAGCCTGATTTAAACTACGCTATGAATCTAAAAGCTGGTATGGAAATTCAGTCAGACACCGGTGTATCTTTTGTTACGACAGAAGATTGTAATTTTAAATTTTCAAGTTCTTACGATCCTATGACTATTACTGTTTACGAAAGTTCTAATAATTTACCAGTTACTTATCTATTAAAAAAAGGTGTAAGAGCTTCAAGTGGTACAGTAGCAACAGAATTTTTTACATTTAATGCAGCTGAAAAGTATAAAAGAATAGCTTTAGGAAATCGAAATGTTTTGGAGATAATTTCTTGTAAAGATAGTGATGGTAACGATTGGTATGAGGTTCCTTTTTTAGCACAAGATACTGTGTTTACAGATATGGAAAATACATCTCAAAACGACGACCAACTTTACACTTACTCTGACCAAGCTCCTTACTTATTAAAACTTTTGAAAACATCAAGAAGATTTACAACATTTATTAGAGAGGATGGTAGAACTGAAATAAGATTTGGCGCAGGAACATCAGATAGTCCTGATGAAGAGATAATTCCAAATCCAGATGAAGTCGGTTCGTCATTACCAGGTTCACCAACTTATCTAAACACGACTTTCGATCCTTCTAATTTTTTAGCAACAAAAGCTTATGGACAAGCTCCATCAAATACAGAACTAACCATTACATACAGATATGGTGGTGGTATTAATAATAATGTTAGAGCTAATAGTATTAGAAGTATTCAATCAGCTAACATAGATTTGGATGAAACAGGTTTAAGCGCAGCTTTAGCAACTACGACTAAAGCCTCTATAGCTATAAACAATCCAACACCAGCTGCTGGTGGAAGAAGTGCTGAAAGTATTGTAGAGGTAAAGAATAATGCATTAGCTTACTTTCAAACTCAACAAAGAGCGGTAACAAAAGATGATTATATAGTAAGAGTTTATGCACTACCACCTAAATATGGTAATATAGCTAAAGCTTATGTGGTTCAAGATAGTCAATTAGATAGTAAATCAGGTGCTAATTCAGATGCTCGTGTAGCCAATCCGTTAGCTCTCAATATGTATCTTTTAGGATTTGATTCAAGTAAAAAATTAGTTGCAGTAAATCAGGCAGTTAAAGAAAATGTACAAACTTATCTAACACAATTTAGAATGGTAACTGATGCTGTAAATATTAAAAATGCTTTTGTAATAAATATTGGAGTTAAATTTAACATACTTACAAAGGTTGGTTATAATGCTGAAGAAGTTGTTCTTTTAGCAATACAAAGAGTAAAAGATTATTTTAACATTGATAAATGGCAAATTGGTCAACCAATTGTTTTAGCTGATTTGGCTTATCAACTATCTTTAGTAAATGGTGTATCGTCAGTTGTTCCACCTGAGGAAGATAATCCAAATGGACATCCTGTACTTATCACTAACAAATTTAAAATTAGTGGTGGATATTCAGGAAACGCTTACGATATGGTAGGTGCTACAAAAGATGGTATTGTGTATCCGTCACTAGACCCAAGTTGTTTCGAATTAAAATTTCCAAATACTGATATCGAAGGTAGAGTAATTGGTAGTACATCAGGAGGTAACTAATGCATTATTTTGTTTTTCCAGAAATAGATACAACTATATATCAAGCAACGGGTAGTGGTAACGCAGGTAAGGATGAGATTTTAGAGGTTCAAAAAACTATGAGCACCTCTGGCGGTAATGTAAAAGTTTCTCGTATACTTATCAAATTTAATTTAAGTGATATACAATCATCAATAAATAATGGAACTATATCATCAGATAGAAAATTTTATCTAAATATGTATGACGCTGGTTCTGAAGCTCTAAAAGTTAGTCAATCATTATGGGCTTATCCAATAAGTCAAAGTTGGGTTGAGGGACAAGGTACAGCAGATGACAATCCAATAACAACAGAGGGCGCTAGTTTTAATTTTAGAGATGGACAAATTTTAAAAACACCTTGGAGTGGTTCAGCTACAGAGCATCAAGGTGGTGCATGGCACGAAGAGGTGTATGCTTCACAATCATTTTTATATGAAGATACTGATATGAGAATGGATGTAACTCCTATTATGAATAAATGGCTGGACGGTACATATCCTAATCATGGATTTATAGTAAAAAGAAGTGGTAGTTTTGAAAACATAAATACTAATGAAGATGAAGGTAGTTCAGAAAAACTCGGTAACTTTAAGTTTTTCTCAAGACAAACTAATACAATATATCCACCAAAGTTAGAAGTTGAGTGGTATGATACGAAGTGGAGTACAGGTTCACTAAGTGGTTTAAATTCTACTGAGTTAGAAGACTTACAAGTATATATAAAGAATTTGAGACCAGAGTACAAAGAAAGTTCTAAGGTAAAGTTTAGATTGTGTGGTAGAGGCAGATATCCAACAAAGTCTTACTCAAATACATCTTCGGAATATCTAACACAAAAGTATTTACCGAGTGGTAGTAAAGAAAACATTGGTGGTGATGGTGCTTACTATTCAGTATTAGATAGTCAAACCGATGATGTTATAATACCATTTGGTACTGGCTCTCTGATAAGTTGTGATTCAACAGGAAACTATTTTAATCTATGGATGAATGGACTACAGGCGGAAAGATATTACAGATTCTGTTTTAGAGTTGTAAGTGGTAGTAATACCACAGAGGAAACCATACAACACTTTGACGATGATTTTACATTTAAAGTAGTGAGATAGAAAATGCCTTATACACAAGAGGAATTAAAAAACCTAACATTTTATCAAAATTTAATTGATGAAGATGAACAACAATATTTACAGAATAAAGCATCTTTAGAGTTAAGAGCTGGTATTTCTGGTTCTGCTAATCAAGGTAATTTACTAAGAGATGAATCTAATACGATTCTTCTTTTTGAAGACCCTTACAAAAATCAATTACAAGAAGATGAGTCTTCAAAGATAGTTCACGATTTAAAAGTAAACAAACTGAAAACAAATGATTCTATAAATGAAATACTAAATAGACAATTTAGAGAGTTATAATGGCTAGTAAATTAAATGAAAGAGATAAAGCACTTTTAGATGGTAATCTTTTTGATATCGTTGGTAATAAACCGTATGAAAATGGTAAGTGGGGAACTCAAGAAAAAGATTTTGTTTACTTAGAAGTACTTGATACAAACGGAAATTTAATAGAGTACACAAATTTACCTGTTTCACAGTTTATAGCTAATACATCCAATGACAACATAGAGTTTTATCCCGGTTCACATATAAGAAGTTTAGGTTTTGAAAGTGGGACATTTACAGTAAGATATAACTTTCTTAGAAAATTAGCTGGTGATGAATCAGCAGTTTTACTTCACACTTTAGATAAAAACGATACTAAAATTGGAGATGTTTACACTAACACTAACAAACTACACATAACAGATGATGGTGTAGTTTACAATGTAACTGAACAGGAATTTAAAGACAGTCCATCTACTGCCGAACAATTAGCGGTTGAAGACTTAAAATATCAGATTGATGAGATATCTCCTAGTAGAACTGAGGTAAGATTAAGAGCAAAGAATATAAACAGCTCTTACATAGATGAGTTTGTAAATATTCAAACAAAGAATAAATACGAAAGTGTTTTATCTCAAATAAATTTTGTGGGTGGTAATCCATATGAATCTTTAACATTAACTCT